TAGGTTTGCTTCTGCATCTAATTCTGTTGTTGTAGCACCATCGGTACTAATTCATTAGCTGTTGCATTATTGATAGCTGTTACTGTACCTGTTACACTAACCCAATCTAAATTTCCTGATCCATCTGTTTCTAAAACCTGTCCATCCGAACCATCCGCTACAGGTAGTTCCATAACAACCGTACCAAAACCAATAGCATCAGTATAAACTACCCCATCAACATAAACGTTTTTAAATTCTAAAGAGGATGTTCCTAAGTCAATATCGTTGTCAGTAAGAGGAGTAATTGTACCATCTGTAACTTTAACTTGGTTTGTTGTTCCACCTGCTGCAAAATTTAAAACTCCACTAGAAAGAATTGTTAGATCTGTACCATCACCTTCAATTTTTTCTCCATCATTGCCGAAAGTCATTCCAACACCTGATGGAACGTTAATATCTGCTGTTGCTGATAATCCAATATCTGCCCCTGAAGTAATTGTTAAATCTGTACTGTCTCCTTCAATCTTTTCTCCAGTTCCAAATGTAATTCCTACGTTAGCTGGAATAACAACATCTGAAGTAGCTGTTAGATTAATTTTAGCTCCTGAAGTAATTGTTAAGTCTGTACTATCACCTTCAATTTTTTCACCACTACCAAATGTAATTCCTACATTAGCAGGTATTACGACATCAGCTACTGCAGTTAAATTAATATTATTTCCTGCAATCGTTAAATCTGTTCCATCGCCTTCGATCTTTTCACCATCATTGCCGAAAGTCATTCCAACACCTGATGGAACATTAATATCTGTGGTTGCTGTTAAATTAATATCGTTTCCTGATGCAAAGGTAAAATCAGTTCCATCCGAGGAAATATTTTCTCCACCATCGTCATAGAAATAAAGTTTCCTATCATCGTTAATTCTCATGACTTCATTACCGTCGTATTGTTGGAATACTAAGTCATCTGCATTAACACCAAGTTTAATAATTTGGACACCGGATGTGCCATCCATATCTAAACTTAGTTGAAGTGTACCAGCGTCTTTAAATTCTACATTTCCACCTGCTGCATCAATGACAACATCATCTCCTGAATCAATTGTTATATCTGCTGAAGTGCTACCATTTCCAATTGTAACTGCTGCATCACCAACTGAAATATCATCTGCTGCACTTGACGCAGCATCTTCCCATGCGACAGCTGCACCTGCACCACCAGAAGTTAAAACTTGGCCATCGGTACCATAATTGGCACCAGCAACACCTATTTCATTATCCGCTGTAAATCTAAATTTCTCAGCAGCAGTTTCTGATTTGCCTGTTGCAAATACGATGTCAGTATTATTAACACCAGCAGCAAAAGTATCATCCGCTTCTGCATATATAGAAGCAGCAACTAAAATAGCATCTGTTCCATCAGATTCTAAAGGTGCTTGAAAATCTATTCTTCCTAATATATCTGCATCAACAACAGTAAGTTCACCAGTTGTAAGTTTTAATAAACCAGCACCTGCTGCAGTTGCTCCTCGTATATCGAGTAAGTCTGCCGATTGATCATATAATGCATATGCACCAGCAGAAGCACCAAAGAATTTTACATCTAATCCTGTGTCATCAACACCAACTGTAACTGCACCATCTATTTGTACAGCACCATCAATATCAACAGCGTCTAAATTTGTTGTTCCACCTATATCTGCATCACCTGTTACAGTTAAATTATCTGCTATTGTTGTTTCTGAAGTTGTATGTCCAATTGTTAAAGCAATACCAGAAGTTTCAGTTGCTAATTTTAAAGCTCCTGTAGCATTGGTAATGTATGAATTAGATCCATCATGGTATACCAACATATCATTGCCAGTACCAAATTTGGCATTAGCACTATCAGCAAACGTTGCATGGGATCCTGTTAATACATTAAATGCATTCGCTGTCATTGTGAAATCATCAGCGCCATTAATTTCGAAATCTATTTGATCATCCGAACTTGCGGTAATGCTGGTATCCGAATCAGCATCAAGAGTTAATTCGCCACCATCTAAATCGTATGTACCTACTCCACCAATATTTGAATCAACCAGATTTGGATTCGTACCATCATCAGCAGTCGCATAAAGAAGTTTTGTTCCTTTATCAGTAGCTGCCCAAGTAACACTGGATCCTGAACCAGAAACATATTTAAATTGAACAGTGTAAGCTCCGGATGTATTATTTTTCATTATATAAAAAGTTTGAACATCCAAAGGAATCGTTACAACTTGGTTCCCAGTAATGGTTCCTGTAAATTCTATAATTCTATGTGCAAGAACTGCACCTGTTGATCCATCAGAAACGGATAAAGTTGTTGTTTGAGCACTACCAGCTATAGATTTTTCAATATAACCACCAGAAATTTGTTCGATAATATTTAAATTAGTATTAGTTTTCGTTCCCCATGTACTGGCATTTTCGCCAGTGGTCATTAATTCTGTACCTAAACCTGTATATGTTGATGCCATTAAGCGCTCCCTACAAATACCTCAACATCACAAGATGCTGTATCTGTGTCTACTGTAATATCTACTAAGTCAGAAAGACCTGAAGCCAAAGCTGATCCTGATGCTTTCATTGTATCTACAACGCCACCACTATTATCACCTGGATAAATAAACGAGTGACCTGCATCTACTTTCATTCTAAATTCTGTGTTGTCTTCATCTTTAAAAGTTAACATAATATGATTTGATGAATCTAAATTTGTAATTCTAATATATCGTACGTCGCCGTTGTCAAAGATTCCTGCAACATAACCAACTTTGTTGGCAGTTACACCTACACCGCTAATTGCTGATATAAATCCTATTAATCCACATTCTGTTGTTGATGCGGTTACAACTCTCTTTACAACTTCATTAACACTGGAAATATCTAAAGCTCTTTCCGATCCATAATCGATGTTGTTAAGTGTAATTGCTTCTTTGACTGTTACTGTTAGTGTTGCCATATTTTAATTCCTTACGGTGTCTGAACCGGAACGGGTATACGAGGTTCTCCATCCGTATAGTCGTCTCGTCTTCTTCGACCTAATTGTTCTGCACCAAACTTCTGTACTTCAGTTTGATACTTTTGTTCGTATAGTTGTAGCATATCTTGTGGACCTTTCAAATAACTAAAGGCTTCTACGAGACATGCATATAATAATCCATTGCCAAAGTTAAGACTTAAATAAGTTGTCGTATTTGCCGAACTCAATCCTACCGGTCTAGCATTATAATGAATTTTATACATGAAAGCCGAACTTGGTGTAGGCACAATAGTAATTCGTCCTGAAGACGTTGCTCCAGTTCCTTCAGCTCCACCTGACATCGCATAATATTTGGGTGTACCTGTCGTTGTTTCCTCCGCATCATATTCTCTAAGATAGCTAATATCTTTCTTGATTAAAAAGCTGTTGGCTCCTGTCGTAACTGATGTTGAAGTATAAACTTGAAGATCTCTAACAAATAAGGTTCCAGCGGGAGCATAAACATTATCTTTCGAAGCTGTTAAATTGCCTATCATTTCCTTTCGATCGGCATCAATAGGAATTTCTCTCTGTATTCTAAGTTCGGAGTTATCGATAAATTGATCGGTAATCGTGCTGGATAGTACCGAAGTTCCTACTTCCGTATAATTTTGAATTGCTGTTGTGAGTGTTGAGTATGTAAATCCTGCCATATTATGCCTCTAAAGTTGCCGGACCAGCCGAACAATTATTGCCTCCTCCTGATACTCCTCCACTTGTAGCAGTGTCTGTGTCTACAGTAAAGTAGTAGAAATTATCGGTTGCAGTCACATCACCATCTGAATCTCTTTTTCCAACCGTGATTGAATAACCAGAAGAATTTGCAATATTCGATCCACTAATACCATCAAAAGTCACTGGATTTTGAAAACCATCCGCATCTGAACTTGTCCAAACCGGTCCTCTAAATCGTACCGTATCATCAGTATCTCTGCCATGACTTTTTTCATAAACATTAATATAAGAAGATCCGGATGCAATCGTTGAAAAAGGATCAGGACCTAAAATAGCGAGAGCATCATTTTCAGTTCTTGCGGGTCTTGCATTCCTTAAACCATGTCCTTCGGCGCCAAATCCTCGTGGTTCTAATTGAGGATGTTTTGCTTCATATTCTGATTTATGAACGAACATACCATTCCATTCTCTAACCATTTCATTATAGGGGAATTCCATTCCACTTCTATCTGATATCGCTTTAGCGTATTTTCCTCTTGCAAATGCCATAATTATCCACTCGGGTAATAAGACTCCGGAGTTATATAAGTGCTTGTAGAAGATCCATCTTCTGCCAAAGCTCTTTTTAATTCATCTTCATATAATAATTTTAATTCCTGCGTTCTTTGAGGCGCATATTTCATGGATAAATAAAAAGACAGTCCAGAAACCATTGGGGGTAAAAAACGATAAGGAAGATCCGTCGCATCGGTATAAGTAGAATCCACATCTTGAATTCTTCTAACATAATAAATATTTAAATAATTCGCTGCGGCTGTTGCATCAGGAATAGGATAAATAGTTACAGTAACTTTATCTATAAATCTTTGAACCCACCATTGAGTTGGAGTTCCTTGACCTAATTTATTAGCCATGGCTGAATAAGTATCTCGACTAATCTTCGTAAGACCAATATCTGATTGCGCCGTTAAATTATAATTCGTTCTATAAGTACAATTGAGAATGTCGGTAATACCATAAATATTAGTCGTAGGAACTGTTGTAGCCTGAGGAG